CGGCGGCGCCGCCGGCCCGCACGTAGACCGAGATGCCCGGCGACAATTCCATCCGCTGCACTTCGCTGTGGTGCGAACCCGCCGCCTGGTCTTGCAGGGTTTCGAGGCCGTCTTGAATGATGACGGCAGGCCGCGCATTGCCCGGCACGTCGAGCGCGTTGCGGACGACCGCCGAGACGCCGCTGACGCCGCCGCACAGCGCCGCCAGGCGCGCCAGGATCACCTCGCGCTGGTCAGCCACGGCACAGCAGGTTCACCCGCACCAGCGCGCCGTCGTGATAGATCGGCGCGATCTCCGTGATGTTGGCAGGGTTATTGTCGATCACGATGATGTCGTCGCGGCTCGGCACGCCGAAACTGCCGAGCCCGGTCGGGCTGAGGATGACCTTGATCTCCTGGCTCTCGCCGGCTTCCAAGCTCTGCGGCCCGAAATTGCGCACCGTCGCTGGGCACTCGATCTCCTCGGCCACCGTCGTCGCGCCGGTAGTCGGATCGACCGACGTGCGCTGGATCGTCACCGTCTGCCCGTAGCTGGCAATGCCTGCGTCGAGCCTGGCAATCTCGACCGCAGATTTCATACCGACCAGATCCGGTATGCTCCGAGCAGATCGCGCGCGCCCGGCGGCATCGAGCCGGCACTGGTGCCGGCGCCAGCATCGCCGGCATAAACCTGCGTGATCACGTCGGGAATCGTCTCGCTGCGCAAGGCCGGGTCGCGGCCGACCGCGTGCCACCGCGCCGTCAGCCATTCGAGCGCCGCGCCCTGCACGTCGGGCGGGATCGGATCGAAGCCCGCGGTGTAGTCCACCACGATCAGCGGCGCCGTCCAGGCGCTCGGCGCGGCCGAGTAATTGTCGAGACGGAACAGGCTGCCGGTTTCGGGATAGATTTCGAGATAGGCCGGGTCGACGGCGACGCCGCCCTCGGTCACGACCAGCGGCACGCCGTCCTCGACGACTATTGGATATTGTCGGGTGACTAGTGGTTCGCCGGTCCAGCCATAGGCGCCGCGCACCTGGTCGCGATAGGTCTGCACCACGAACACCCGGTCGCAGTAATTGTTGATGGCGGCCGAGGTCGCCTCGATCTGGCGCGTCAGGGTCGCGTCCTGCGAGGTGTCGGCGGCCGGGATGCCGAGCGCCGCCTTGGCATCGTCGAGCGTCACCAGCGCCAGGCTCGCGGCCGGCGTGACCACCGTGGTGATGCGGTACGGGTTCACCGCGCCAGCCGTGCCAGCAACGGGTACAGATCGCAGCCGAGGGCGCTGCCATCGGCAAGGCGCAGCGTCAGCATGCCCTCGGGGTCGACTTCGAGTGCGGTCGGTACGGGTGCCGGCAAGCCGCGCTCGCCGCGCGGCCCGGCCTCGCCCGGCTTACCCTTGCCGCCCTGCGCCGCCATCATTTGCCAGCCTTCGCCGGGACACGGGCCGGGATCGTCGACCCGCGCCGCAAACGAGGCGCCGTTCAGCATCACGACATCGAGCGCGTGATACGCGCCCGCCGGATTCCACGTCCCGCGGATAGCAAAAGAGCGCCCTTCGGCGCCCGCTTCTCCGGGTTCTCCCGGCGGCCCAGGAGGGCCGGGTTCGCCGGGCGGCCCTACGATGCCCTCGCCCGGCTCTCCCCGCTCCCCTGGGCTTCCCTGTGGGCCTGGTGCGCCGTCCTTCAGCGCCGCCAATCGCTCGGCGACGACGCGCTCGACGCGAAGCTCGGCCTCGGCCCATGCGGCGCGCATGTCCGAGGTGAGCGCCGCCATTGCCAGCTTCAGTTCGCGTTCGATGCGGCCCGCGTCCGCCGCCAGTTCGGCGGCGAGCGCCTCAAGCGGCGCGACGGCGTTCGGCACGGTAGGCAAGAACGGCCCGTTCGGATGCGTTGTCATCGGCTTTTTGCGCTGCGTCGGAGGGCGGCGGCGGCTCGGGTGGCTGCGGCTGCGCCGGTTGCGCTGACGGCGGCTGCATGTCGCTGCCGTAGCTGAGCGGCACGACCTGCTGCTGCACTCTGGGTTCGGCACCGACGCCGCCCGGCACAGCCGGCAGATCCTCCTGCGCACGCGCCTCGTCGGGACTGTAGATGCCGCTGATGACGCCGCGCGCCAGCCCTTCGATGCGCTCGCGATAGGCCGAGCGCAGCAAGGCGCGGGTGTCGAGTTCGAGGTATTCGTCGGGCACGCCCTTGAGGGCAAATAGCTGCCCGAACGCCTCCTCGATGTGGTTCGTGGTGAACCCGAACCCGGTCGCGATCCACGATTGCATCAGCAATTCGGTGCTGGCGTAGGTCGTGCCGCCGATGCCGAGGATCTGCAGCGGGATGCGCAGCGCCAGGGCGATATCCTGGTCACTCATTTTCAGCGTCTCGACCAATTGCGCATCGACTGCGCTGGTCTGGATCGGCTGCGCCTTGAGCCCGTGCGTCGCGAACATGGTCTTCCCGGCATTCGGCCCAGACGAGCGCTCCTGCCAGCGTGCGTCGAGGCTCTCGACCTGCTCCTTGCTCATCGGCTGGTCGGTTTGCAGGATGAAGCTCGGCCGGCTCTGGTTGAGGTAGAAGGCGATCTGCTGCTCCAGCGCGGCGCTGTGCATAGCAAGCGACGGCGCCGCCGCCATGATCGGCGACTCGCCGCGCAGCGGGTGGCGCGGGGTGTGCAGCCGCACGTGCAGCACGTCGCGCGCCGGGACCGGGTAGGACAGGTCGAGCCGCCGCTCGATCACCTCGTTGCCCGACAGATCGTAAAAGATCGAACCGTCCTCGGCGATCCGTGCGCCGCCGTCGCGCATCAGGTGCAGCTCGGTGATCTCGGCGCGGCTGTTGCGCATCGCCACGGCATAGGCGTTGCCGTGCTCGTAGAGGCGGCGGGTGAGGTTCAGGAGGAAGTCGGATATCGATTGATAGTCGTTCGGGCGGCGCATGATGCGCGACAGCGCGCTGTTGGTGACGCGCTCGCGCCCGCCATTCGCCAGCCGCCGCCAGTGGTCGCCGGGACACATCGGTACGGTCTGCGCATAGGCGCTGATGCACGCTTCCAGCATCGCGCTGCGGCCGCCGTAGGGCCGCACGTCCTGCCCCGACTGCCAGTAGTTCCACGGGCTGCCCGCCGGCAGCCAGCCATGCGACAAGAGATACGGACCCGGCCGGTACTGCCCTTCGGCCCCTCGGCCCCAGGGCAGCATCCGGGTCAGCCAGTTGGCCATCAGCTGCGGGTCTGGTATCCGGCGCGGCTGTGATCGTCGGGCTTCACGTCACGCTGCTGGCGCTCATGCCGCTCCTTCTCCTCGCGCTCGCGGCGCTGCGCCGCCGTCTCGCCGGCCCGCGCTTCGCCCTCGGGCGGCGGCACGGCAGGCTCGCCCTCCTTGTAGGCGTCCGCCTCTTCCTGGGTCGGTGTCGGCGGCTCCGGCGGCGACGATACCCGCTCGGCGATCTCGGCGTCGGTCTGCTCCTTCGCGGCCCGCTCCTGCGCGCGCCGATCGGCGTCGGTTGCCGGCGGCGCGGGTTCGGTCGTGCGGCGTGCCGGTGGATGGCGGGTGCTTTCCATGATGTCCTCCGTTGGTACTAAGTTATCGCGACGGCATTCGACGGCGGCGCCGCGGTCGAGCCCTCGGCGTTGGTCGCCGTCACAACGCAGCTAACGCTCTTGCCCGCATCGCCGGCCGCCACCGTGTACTCGGCAGCTTCGCCTTCGGTGAGCGTGGCGCCGTCCGCCATCCAGCGGTAGCTGTACGCATCCGGCTCGCCGGTCCAGTTGCCCATGGTGCAGCTCAGCACCGCGCCGACTGTGCCCTCGCCCATCACAAGCGGCACGTCGAGATTGCGCGGCGCCGCCAGCGGTCCCGGGTCCACCCCGTGCGCCTGCTCCTTGACGTAATCGGCGCGGGCTTGGGTCGGTTGCGGGATGTCGGCCATTGATTACTCCGCAGGTTAGGACGGGGCCTAAGGCCCCGTCCGTAAGGTGCTTACGCCCAGCTGACGCCGCTGCCGATGAACTGCACCATGCCGGCGCGGCGCATCGCCCAGTTGACATTTGCGATCATGCGGATCGCGATCTGCGCCGTCTGGAACATGCTCTGCGTCGGCGTCGCCAGCACACCCGAACCCTGCGCGCCGCTAGCGATGTTGAGCGGCGTGGTGTCCTCCATGTGGATGGTGGCGACCTCGCTGACATCGAATTCCGGGGCACCCGACACCGACACAAAGTCGGCGGCGTCGATCATGTACACGGCACCCGCCGCGATGCTGGTGCTGGCAATCACCGTGAACATGTCGGTGAACTGCGTCGACCAACCGAACGGCGCACCCGCCGGCCCCGGCGCGAACATCAGCTGGTTGCGCTGCGCCGGGTTCATCAGCAGCACCAGATCGCGGCCCGCGTTGACCGCGTAGAACGGCGCCGAGAGCTTGTTCAGGTCGCCGAGGAAGGCGGCATAGCCGCCGCCCGCCGTGGCGGTCAGCGTCGAAACGCCGTTGGTGAGGCCCGCCGGCCGTGTCGTCGACACCGCGGCGTTGTCGAGCAGCAGCGCGTCGATGTTGATCTGCGTGTCGTCGATGATCGACTGGCGGATCAAGGTCTCGATGTCCGGGTTCGAGTAGGCGGCGATTTCGCGGCTAAACACGCTGATGCCGCCGACCTTGTGCGGGTAGAGCGTGATCGACGTGGTGCCCAAACGCCGCACCGGAATCGGTGCCGCTTCGGCGACGAACGATGCGCCGATGCTCGGCGTCGCCGCTCGGCTCGGGATCTTGATCGCCCCGGCATTCGGCCCGAAGGTCAGCGCCATGCCCTTCGCGGCGAGCTTCGGGAACACCGCATTCGGCATCAGGCTGTTGACAAAATCGGCCTGGCCGACTTGCACCAGCTCCAAGGCCCAGCCCGCGACGGTCGTCGTCGCGCCGGTGATGGCGGCACGGGTCACGACATGCGTCGGCTCGTGGTCAGGATAGCGCTCGGCGAGCACCTGATCGATCGAGACGCCGCGCGCGTATGCGGTGAACTTCGCCGCGATTGCCCGCAGGTACAGATCGGCCGGCGCAATGTCCTTGGCGGGCAGCCCGAGTGGCCGTCGGCTGATGGCAGGAGCAGCCAATGGCGGCAGCACCTCTTGCTGCGTCCGCATGCCCAGCCGCCGCTCGGTGTCCTTGAGCGAGGCGAGGCGGGTCTCGTTTTCGTCGATCTCGCCGGCAAGAGTATCGGCCGTCTCGACATCGTACTCGGGGTCTTTGGTGAGTTCGGCGAGCTGGTCGCGCGCCGCATTGAGCCGCGATTGCCGGTTTTCAATCTGTGAACTGATGCTCTGCTGCTGGTCCATGGGAGTGCCCCTCGATCGG